CCCTCTCTCGCCCCCATGCCTTCCGCCGGCTTCTCGATCATCATTGAGAATAACTGCATCAACCCCGTGGTAGTTGGCAACTTCTTCAAGACCGACGACCAGGACGAGGACTATGACATTCGCTGCGCCCCCTACACCACGCTCGCTAATGGCGAGTCTATGTATCTGACCATTCCCGATTCCCCCGAGAACGGCTACCTGTCCGCCTACGACACCGTCCAACAGACCAACGCGGTCGTGTCTTCTCCCAATGCCAGCCTCTCCGAAACCGGCAACTACCTGGGTCTGATGGTCGATCCCAACAAGGGTCACCCCGGCTGCGATAACCAGCTCATGGGCAACGACCTTTGGTATTCTTACAGCATCAACGGCGACTACGTGATTATCACCTGTTAAGCACCAATGTAATAACTTAAACAAAATCAAACCGAGAAAGTCAATGGCCTCTAACACCAAGGAACATGATATTGAGCAAGGGATCGTGAAAGCACAGGGTAATAAGGTACCCCCCTCGTCAGGGGAAGATCAAGGGATCGTGAAAGCACAGGGTAAGGCACCACCTCCTTCACAAGGGACAGTTCCAGCGACCGTTGTTTCGGTGTGCGATGACGATACTCACAACTATAACAGCCTGAAATACCGCTTCTGGATGCAGGCAGGGTTGACGTCAGCCGTGTCAATTTTTTGCATCACCATGATGGCGGTGAACGGAAAGGAAGGTATTTACCTGCCAGTGCTCACGGGTATTGTCGGCTACTGGCTCCCATCTCCAGATTCTAGAGTGAAGCGCCCACGCGACAAATAACTTAACTAAAAAAGATTTTTCTATGTAAATGCTGCGTCTTTCCGCGAGTTACGTCGCTAAGGCAATTCAGTTCACTTCTCTGACGTTTGTAAAGTCGGAGCCAACTTCCGTGGCGCTCAAGTTTACGACGTGCGACTTCACCACAGCGTTTTCAGATGTAATGCGAAAATGCGTTAACAGCGGTTATTCTTTCTCGGTCATGAAAGACGGCGAAATCGTCGCCCAGTCCTTGAGCGTTTCATACGACGCGTTCATTGCGGCAAACTACGGGCACACGAGGGAGGCCGCGCCCATGTTTGACCTTTTTTCCAAGCTCGAAGTGTATGAACCTGCAAAGAAGTGTCTAGTAATTTTTGCCATCTCCAGTGTCATTGACCGAAAGGGGTACGCGTCTAGTTTATTGCGCCGAACCATAGAAGAAGCTAGGCGCGGCGGTTTTGGCGAGGTGATTGCCGATTGCACGAACTTCAAATCTCAAGAACTATTCGAAAAGCACGGATTTCGAACAGTTGTAAGTGTCGACTACGATAGTTACAGGTATGGGGTTATGTTTCCTTTTAAAAGCATTCGTGGGACGAACGACGTCAAGCGCATGGTTCTCGAGTTGTAGGTCATTCGATTTCGATAGAGTCCTCGTGTCTCGTCCTGAAGTATGTCATGATCGCGTCGCGGAGCTTCGGCTTCTTGTCCATCTCGAGTTCTAGTACGCCGTAACAGTTCCTGTAAACGTCTTTTTCCGGGTCAAAATCGTTTTCTAGTAGAATTTCCCAGCGAGACACGTATTTGCGGTTCTTCTTGGCGCCATGGAAATCGTGTAGGATAGTGCCAGCGACGTAGCCGAATGAAGTGTTAACAATTTCTTCCGCGCGCTTCTCCCAGCGAAGCACTTCCTTTTTGTAATTGGCATGGATTTTCCCGGGGATAGACAATTTCGCTTTGCCGATGAGGGCGGCGCACATGTGGTGGTCTCCGGCGCCGAGGACGCCTACCTCCAGCAGCTGCATTTTGTCAAGGACGTCTCTGCGGAAAGCCATCGCGAATCCTGGGTGGAAAGGAATACCAAATCCGGTGGGTCCCTGCCTCTCCTTAGACTTTTCGATGTAATACCCACCAAGTTTGTTGGGCTTGGGGCGCCACTCCCATCCGTTAGCATGGCAGTATCCGAAAGACCGATGGACGCCGATAACCTGGCCGTCTGGACCCAGGTCGCACGCGGTCTCGAAGGGTTGGACGACGCGGTATTCCTGCAGGCTGTTCACGAGCTCTGTGGCAAAGTGGGGGTGGGTGAACTGGACGTCAGCGTCCGCGAACAGAACGTACTCGCAGTCAATTGGGATGAACCTCGCGCCAATGTTCCACAGGTTCTCCTTGAGCCACACCTGGGAGGCGTTCTTCACGCGAACGTCGATGGTCTGCACGCCGTTGTCCAAGGTAGTGTATTTGCAGTTTTCATCATCGAGGTCCGTCGTGAGCTGATGGTCTCTCTTTCCGAAAGAGCACTCGACGGTGATGAGGTTCAGCTTGAGCTCCTTGGTGATGTGGTGCTTGAATTTCCTGTAGAGAGCGTAGCGGGTCTTGTAGCGGACGGGGTTGGAAATCGCCGTCACGACCCACAGGTTATCGTGGGCGTTCTTGTGCATGCGCGCGTCGTATTCGGGGTCCGTGTGGCGCGGGTGGGTGTGCAGCGACACAGGATGGGGTTCATGAAAATCTTCGCGACCAGAAGACCTGCCATCGTTGAACCGCGGAGCCACCTTGTAGTTCATAAACTTATATATGTATACCCTTTTTATTATTTAAAAAGGGAAATTTTTACGAGGCCGTGGCTTGTTTTAGCTTTCTGTAGTGGTAAAAATCCCGGGAGCGTTTTGTCGATATAAATGTATATCGACAAAAGTGACATTCTTCGTTATTTCGATATTGTGTCTAAGCGTTCCTATCGAGGAAAAGCACACCAGGGAGCGATCTCGAGCCTTTCACTGTCGCAAGAACGGGTCGTTCGAAAGCTACGGAACCTGCACCACCGTAAGGCCTGGATGCATCGCGCACGTACATTGCGTAGGAGCGAACCCCGGGAAGAATCTGTTTCAGACACTCCGTTATGACGAGCTTGTTAATCTTGGCGAGGGACGCGGCGAAGTTTGACGGGTCGTACGTGGAGTCCTGGACGTAGATGCCAGTCATTATCTCCACGAGCACCGTCTCGTCCTGAGGGCCTATGTTAAACCCAGTATACCGCTTCGTCTCGCTGACGAGCGTTTTCTGGATAAACTCAATGTTCTTTCTGGAGAAGAACGTGGTGTTGAACTTTTCAGGGAGCTCTTTAATGACGCGGAGCGCGGCGGTCACCGTGGGTTCGAGGTCGTACTGTGTAGAGAAACTCCCGGACACGCGGTACGGGTCAGAGGTGGGAAAGGACAGATTTACCTCCTTCTGAATAAACTGCATTTAATATCATCAAATATTATTCTCGTGGCAAATCCCCGTAAAGTATGAGTAAATTAAATGTATTTAATAGGTATGATAAGATAGGATGTCGTTGACACAGCTTATCGCAAGTTCTCCTGCTGATTCGTTTATATACGGAGAACCAAACACGTCGCCTTTCAGGGCGCGTTTTGCGGCGTCCACCCCGTTCGCCACAGAAGTAATTCCCATGGACTTTACTTCGTATTCTACGCCCGGCATGGGGTCGATAACGGTTCCCCGCAAGGCAGATATGCTCATGGGCGTGTTCATATCCGCTCAATTAAAGCTATCTAATTTCAGCTCTACTTTCTTTCCTATAGAAAACCTTGTAAAACAAGTGAGATTATATATCGGGGGGCAGCTTATAGAGACCTTCGGTCACACCTGGATGCGGCTGAGGAATACCATACTCACGGACAATAGCGAAAAAGACTCCGTATACGCGATGGAAAACTTCAGCTCTAGCGACCCACCTGGAATGGTACGGACGCTGTGGCTCAAGCTGCCATTCTGGTTTAACAACGTGTCTAAAGCCCTCCCCCTGATAGCCCTCCAGTATCACGACGTGAGGCTGGACTTTGAGTTCGAGAACCCCGCGTATATCCCTGGCATAGACTCTTCATTTACGCCCGTGCTCGCCGCATGGGGCGAGTATGCTTACCTCTCCTCTCCAGAGAGAAAGTGGTTTGCGAAAACCCCCCACGTGTATATGATAGACCAGACCAACATACAAAACTTTCCTGCTGTCATTTCAACGACAACGAGCGCGACTGCTAGCTACACCATCCCCTTCAACCTACCGGTTCGCTACCTTTTCTGGGTGTTCAGGAACGAAGGTAAATTCGGGGTTTACACGGCGGACGGCCAGGGGATGAGCTCTAACCAAAACGCGGCACCGCTGCAGAGCGCCAAGATACAGATAAACGGTATTGACAGGTTTTACGAGCAGATCGGGTCGTATTTTACACTCGTAGAAACAAACAGGACGATGAAAACGACTCCGTCCCCTGGCATGTATACCTACTTCTTCTCTAAAAACCCCCTCGACGAGAAGACCATCATGGGTACGCTCAACTTCTCGGCACTAGACACCGTGAAGCTCGTGGTCACCACAAAGACTGCAAGCCAGGCCACGCTCGCCAGCGTGCTGGACGAGAACACCACACTGACAGCGGCGAAACACCTGAATACTCTCACGGTCCTAGCGAAGAACGTGAACATTCTCCGCATCGAAAGCGGTATGGGCGGATTACTGTTCAGCAATTAATTTCAAACATCCTTGTTAACCATCCAGTTTACCGCCGTTGCAAAGTTCTTCAAAACCGGGTCCTTGGCCGTCTTTTGAAGAATGAACGAAAGCCCCCGGACAGTTCGACGGTCCACGAACTTGTCGAGCATCGTTTTTTCCAGAATGACTCGGATGGCGGGCGCGACGTCCGCGGATATGTCGTCCGTCTCCGCGATTATCTTGGCAAGAAGACACACCACTGCATACCTGTTCGTCGCTACCGTGCTTTTTGCCGCCTGCAGAAGTTCCTCCACGATCCCATCGGCGTAGATCTTGGAGTTCACCCGCGAGAACACACTGAGGACTTCGAACTTCTTGTTCTTGATGATCTCCCGGATGCACAACACGAGCGTCTCCTGCTGGATATCAACCGCGCTCACAAACTTCGAGATGCACTCGTAAACGCCTTCTTTGACCGTCCTGTCGATTCGGTCGTTCGCTATCAGCACGTTCACAAACGACTTCCATTGTGTGGAAATTGCTTTCGTGAACAGCGACGTCGTGGTGTCGTTGAGATGAGGCGCGATTTCTACAAAGGTCCGCAGCACGTTCACAAAGTGCTCCGTTTCTTTCGCCTCTACAACGCACGTCACGAAGAGCGCCGGGAGGATGTCTTGCTGCTCGAGTATCACCTGGGCCGCGTGTCCGTCAAAGTCGCCGGTATCAATGTCGTCTACGACCGCTTTCCAGAACGCCTGGTCGTTCTTCCGTATTGTCTGCTCTAGGAGTTGCGCGGTATACCGTGGGATGTTCCGCTCCCCTCGTCGTTCGCGCTCCAACTCGAGCAGGCCCGATACTTCCGGAACTTCCTTGCATTCTGGGTGGTCTTTCTTCTCGCAGACCCGCCCGTCGAAGATAACCGCGCGGCGCACGTTCACGTTCATGATAATTAAAGGTATCTCCTCCAAATTATATTATGACCCCTGCGCGTCGATATGGAACATGCGGGTGGGGTTCCATATTGACATTCTTTGTATAAAAGCGAGGGGCGTGTATACACTGTAGAAATGGCGAACTTCCGTGAACTGTATGCCGAAGCCGTGTGCGTTTCTAACGCCGCTGAGTCTTTTGCCTCGCTCGTGGACTTCGAAAGCACCCAGCTTTTTGTAGAGAAAGTGCAGAAAGCGCAGGAGTCCCTCGTCGAGCACATCCTGTCCTCTGCCGAGGCAGAAATCATCTCCGCCGCCGCTGCCGGGATGAAGTATGCGACCATCTTCGAATTCAAAGGGGCCGACCTACACGAAGAGTTCAACATCCTTTTCATGCTCTTCGGCGGGGCGGAGCAAGAGCGCCGTGACCAGCTCGCCCAGTTTGGGTTCTCCGGCTGCTACGAAGAACTGGCGCACCGCGTGGCCCCGTTTTATATCAAACATTCTTGGGACCGGGCGACCAACAACAACTCTATTACGCTTTTCTGGGAATGAAGATCAACCATGCCAACACGGCCACGCTAAATACGACGATGCCAAGTTCTAGACCAATAACTTCATTGCGCTCTTGGAATGTTTCATTTGACAGCAACTGGATCAATGCCCCGCTCATTTACATATACGAAACAAAATACTTGTAAATAGAAACAATCATCTTGCCAAAAGCATCACGCTCTTCAGGAAACAACACGTAGGGACAAATTACTCTGTAATTCTTTCCACGAAACTTGCGAGACAGCATAAAACCAGGTCGTCAGCGCGTATACCCAAGTCAAAACACCCAGAACCCCGTCAGGGACGTTGTAGATCTTTGACACGAAACGGTGGACATAGGACTCGTCCCCGGAACAGCCGCGGATGTGTTTTTCAAGCAGCGTAAGGATACAAGAATCGTCTAAAATTACCCAGTGGATCATTATGATTGGCATGAGAACTACGTAGCTTACTCTTAAATCTTTGTGGAACGGTGCGACGAGGACCCAGAAGAGCACGAGAAGGTGCAGGAACGACACGAAGCAGGACAGCGCGGTCTTCAACATTTTTATATAATCATATTTAAATGTTGACGATTTTTGAGAAAGTTGGTTGTCCACACTGCAAGAGGGCCAGAGCTTTCCTCAGGAAGCATAAGGTCGCGTTCACTACCGTGCGGTGCAAGGACACCGACGAGCTCAAGGAAAAAATCAAGGGAAAGGGTCTCAGGGTGCCCCAGACGCTCACCTTCCCGAGGGTGTTCGACGGCAAGAAGCTCGTAGGGGGCGCGGACCAAGTGGAGAAGAAGTTCGCGTAAATTCTCGAAAAAAAAATGTTGCGTGTATATAACAATGGTGGCCACCAAGAAAACTTTCATCCTGGAAGACGACGCCGGAAAAGCCCTGGGCACTTTCACTGGTGCAACCCCCGGCGTTGCCGCTAAGAAAGCTGCGACTAAGGGTCATAAACACATCGTCCTGCGCCAGACCGGCGAACACGACAAGGTTCGTATTTACAAGGGCGACATCGTCAAGCTGGCGACCCCCAAGACCGTGATGATTGCTGGCAAGCCCGTGACTATTGCCAAGGAGAGCAAGGCGACCTTTGTCAAGGTGCTGAAGAAAGACAACAAGAAAGACGCCAAGCCCAAGGCTTGAAAAAAAATATTTGGTTAGTATATAATCATGCCTCCTAAGTCCAAGTATGTCCCTACCGGGAAGAAAGATGCCCTCGGCCGCATCATCTTCAGGGGTCCTCGCGGCGGTCTCGTCGTCCGTGGTCCCAGTGGAAAGAAAATTGCACCAGCAATGGGAAGCAGCACCCGCGCTCGTTCCCCCTCTCGTTTCATGCGTCGTTGATTACAAACGTCGTATCAATATTTCAGATAAAAAAATTTACATTGTCCGTTTTAGAAACTTTCATTGAAGTAGCGTCTAGTGTTTGAATTCCCATACCAATAAGGCTTTTTGCGATGACATTGTCTTTTTTCTTCGCAACTTGCTTATCCGAATAGTCCATACCCTTGTTGTCTAGTATCTTTTTGACGTCCCCCTGTTGGATATGTGCGCGGCAATAGCCCCCGCTCACCGCAAAGCGCGTGCACGGTTTGTTCGCATTCGTATGTCCTCTGCACACCTGCCGCTCCACCGACATTGTAGCGTGGCGCTCTACCACGTCGTCCTTGTATTGCTCGACAAGCTTTGTGAAATCGAGGTTGTAGTCCTGGGAAATTCTCAGGAGCACATCGTCTAGACAGTCGCTCGCAATGCTCCGTGCACATTCCTCGAGTTTTACCACCCCGTTGACCGCCGCCGTGAGCGTGTTCAGGAATGAAGAGTTCATTTACAAATAATATTGCCGCGGTACCCTTATATCTACGTTGTCGATATGCTCACTTGGTCTTTTCGCAGAGCTCGATAGCGCTTTCTACCGACTTGGCAAACTGCGCACAGCCCGCAAACTCGAGAGCCCTCTCGCGAACTTTCTTGACGTTCTCGCGCATCGCCGAGATGTCTTCGTCGGTCAGAGAGTCTATGAGTTCCTGCACCCCCTTGCCGGAGACGATGTCGCGCTTTCTCAGGTCGAAGTAAGCCCCGCCTGGCCCCTCGGGGACGATCGCCGCCAATTCGTCAAACATGTTGCCATAATACAGGGGGATGGCGCCCGCGGAAAGAGCGTCGTAGAACTTCTCCGAAACATACCCGCTAGCATCGCAGTTTTCGATGACGAGGTCGAACACGAATTTCTGCTTGTGGTCGACGGACGCCAGGGGGTCCGCGGTCCGGCGGTTGTTGTGACCGAGTTTGACGCGCTTACCGTCGGCCACGGCGCCCCAGTTCATCCCGAACGCCGTGACGTCGTCTTGGCCCACAACGAGCTTTTCGCGGAGCTCGTCAAGACATTTCAGCGTCGTGCCGTTTACCGCATACAGCCCTTGCGAAAACAGTTCGGGTCGGCGCTCGAGCACGATGCACACGGAACGGCCGGAACCGTAATTCTCCCGGAGGAGTGCCGCGCGGTCGAGGGGGTCCTCGAGGTCTCCGTGGTGAGTATTGTGTGGCGCGAACACGGTGGGCATCTTGTCTGTGATCGGCTTGAAGTAAGTCATTGCCACGTCAAAATGTTCCTTGAGGAACGCGACGTTCCACTGTCCTTGGTGACGCACGTTTGGACTCTCGAGTGTGTAAACCAGTCGGCGGAGGTCCGTGCGCTTCTTCAGGAATTCTAGGGGGAGGTCCCCAGGGTTGCACAGACTTGCCAGAACCACCGCGTTTTCCGGGATGTTGTTTAGATTAGTGAACCCGTTCAGCAGGTTGAACTTGCCCCCATTCAGGCCGTCCAGGGCGCGCATCAGCGTCATCTGCCACTCCTCGAGGGCGAACGACCGCTTAGAATACTCTCTGCGCGCCGCCAGGAAGTCGGCGGTCGCCTTGGGGCTAAAGTGGAAAATGTAAATGTCCTGGAACTTCTCGAAGTCGTATCCGAACACGCGGTTCCCGTGGATGAAAAACTCTGGTTTCACGGAAAGTGACGTAGACCCGAGACGATACCCGAGGAGGTGCTTCCTGATCGCGACATGTGGGGCGCCCTGGAGAAGCGCTTTGCATAGCTCGCGGTCGGGGTTCGGACGGCCCTGGGGGTCGCGGAAGCGGGTATTCCAGATGGGGCCCGCCATGATCGCAAGCTCGCGCTCCATGAAATAACAAGACGTATCAATGAGGTACTCTCCCGGGCCATCAATAGAATGGCATATGCCACCAAGAGATTCGCAATTGTCATCTCCGGTGCGGTTGCCGTTCTCGTCAATAAGATACCGCAGGCAGTAGGCCCACTTACTCTTCGTCTTGATGACTTCGCGCAGCATTTCCGCGTACTGGGTAGGGGACACCAGATTGTCGTCATCCAGGTATGCAACGTAGTCTGCATCAACGAGGAACGGCAGACTCCCGTAGACGCGGTGGCCACACCATCCGCCAGCCCCTACATTCTTCGGAAGTACGAACTTGACCACGGGGTGCCGGCCCTCGAATTTTGATAACACAAGGTCCACCTTGGCCTCGTGTTCCTTGCCGTCTACCACAATCCAGTGCTCGATGTTCGGGAGCGTAGACTGTTGCACGGCCTCGATGCAATCTTTCAGAAAACGACCCCCCGTCGTAGGGGTGATTACGGCTACCTTGGGGAGGCGGAGACAGCGTCGATGGTGCTCGAACAGTGGAAACATGACACCGTCCGGGCCCTTTTCGTCTACTTCTACGTCTTTCGCAGGGTCGGCGCGCCCCCACTGCGACGCGTTTCTGCACACGGTCACCTTGGGGTGCTCGAAGGCAATAACGCTCAGAATGCTCTGGTCGTGGCGACAGTCGATGACCTCGCTGTCCTTGCCGGAATCGTTCACCATGTCAAGTTCTAGACACACGTCAAGATAGTGTTGCACGAACGCCCGAGATTCAGGACAATTCTTGTACACCTGGAAGGCCGCCTCGAGCATGATGCTATCCCCCGCCTGGGGCCCTCCGAGGGAATTCAAGATAGACTTCTTGGTCCATTTCCGAACCCGGTAGTCGTTCTTGGGGTCGCTCCAGTTGCCGAGGCGCTGGAGGAGAATAGGCTTCTTGTCAGACACGTGTTCGACGTACGGGGTGATGGGGCGCTCAAACACCGTGGTACTGTCAATGTAAACGACCACGGTGTCGTCAGGGTTCTGTGACATGACATTGCGAATGAGGAACGGTTTCCATGCCCACCAGCCATAGCCACGAGAAGATTCGAAATGCGCGGGGTATGTGTCCATAAGCCACTGGATGTCTTTGGGGCCGTATACATAGAACTCGTCAAACTTCCCCGTGGTAAGCGCCGAGTGACGGAGAGCTGCCGCGGACCCGGAAAAGTTTTCAGTTGCGAACGTGATGCCTACGGTGCGCATTTTATCTATTCTGAGAGAATTCTATGCTCTCTTTTACGTGAAAGTGTCAATATACCACAAAAAGACATAGAACGATCAAATACAAAAACGTCGATATAAAATAATATCGACGTTTCAGAGTCAGTCGAAAACAGAGTGTGCGAAAGCAAATGAAGACCTCGTTGAATATTATTATAGAAATAATTTTATATACATAGTATAACACATATCAGGAATAATATATGAGTTATTTTTTAACCCCGTGGGAATACCAATTCGACAACATAGATGCAACTGGTATCATTACGGGGTCAGTCGCGAACGTCTCGGACATCATAGCGGCTTCAGGGAACATTGCGAATGTGAGGTTTACCACTGACGGAAATGTATCAACGACAGGTTGTTTTATTGGCAACGGTGCATTGCTGACGGGCGTCGTGGCAACTCTCCCGACATCCGCGGCGATTGATATCCGCGGCAACGTCACGGGGACATTTGCGAACGTGGCGACCGTCGTAGCAACTTCTGGAAACGTGGGGAACACTAGGTTCTCCGGAGGCAATGTATCCGTCAGCGGTCAAGTCAATGTCCTCGGCAACGTCGTGGCCCCGTTCTTCGTTGGTAATGGCTCGCAACTGACGGGGGTAACTTCTACACTCCCCGGTACTGCAAACATTGACATCTTGAGTGGAAACATCACGGGGACATTTGCGAACGTGGCGACCGTCGTAGCAACTTCTGGAAACGTGGGGAACACTAGGTTCTCCGGAGGCAATGTATCCGTCAGCGGTCAAGTCAATGTCCTCGGCAACGTCGTGGCCCC